ATCGCGGCGGAAGCCGACGAGGAGTTTTCTATGGCGGACAACGCCACCCAGACGCCCGCAGAGGAGCCGATTGTGGCTTCCGCTGTGGAAGCCCCGGCGAGTGTCGCCGTGGAAGCCACCAACTCGGTCGATCACACCAAGACGATCGCCGACCTTACCCAGAAAGTGTCGAACATGGAAAAGCTCCTTGCCACCCGCGACGAGCGACCGGCGGCTCCTGCCATTCACATGGCGCAGCCGACCAGCCGCAGCCCAGAAGTGATTGAGGCAGCGTTCGCCCTCCAAGGCAACCTGCCGAATGTCGAGAAGCAGTACGACGCCAAGACCCTCGAAGCCGCTGCCAAGATCCAGCGGACGACGAGCCTCGGCGAAGTGCTGCTCTCGGCTGCCGAGGAGGGCGGTTACACCGGGCCTCGCCGGGTGTCGGCTGCGACTCTTCCGCCGATCCTGAAGGCAGCGTGGGCGACCCATGCCATCAGCGGCATCCTGTCGAGCACCGTGAACAAGTTCCTCCTCGCCGGGTTCAACGGCGTGGAAAGCTCGTGGCGGTCGATCTCGTCTGTTCGCAGCGTGAACGATTTCAAGGCGCTGACGAGCTATCGGCTCAACGGCTCCATGAAATTCCAGCCCGTCGCTCCTGGCGGCGAACTGAAGAACGCTGGCGTCAGTGACGAGTCGCGGACGATCTCGGCTTCGACGTTCGGCGTGATGACCAGCGTCACACGCACGGACCTCATCAACGATGACCTCGGCGCTCTGACTGCGGTTCCGCAGCGGATCGGTCGTGGCGGTGCTCTCACCCTGAACGACACGTTCTGGGCTGAGTTCCAGGCGAACCACAATACGTGGTACACGTCGGGTCGTGGCAATTTGGAATCGGCTGCGGGTGCGTTGTCGCTCAACAACCTCAAGAAGTTGGCGACCCGGTTCCGCAAGCTCAAAGACCCGGACGGCAACCCGGTTGCCGTTGATCCTCGCGTCCTGCTGGTGCCGGCTGACCTGGAGATCGGTGCTGCCGAGATCATGGGTTCCGCCCTGCTCGTCGGCGGTTCGTCCGCTGGTCCCAACGTGAACGTGCTGGCCGGTCGGTATCAGGTCGTCTCGACCTCGTACCTGTCGAGCCTGGAGGACTACTACCTCGTCGCCAACCCGGCGGATCTGCCGGCGATGGAGGTGGCGTTCTTGAACGGCGTGCAATCCCCAATCGTCGAGACGGCGGAAGCCGACTTCTCGACGCTCGGCGTGCAGATGCGGGGCTACTTCGACTTTGGCGTTGCCAAGGCCGAGTACGTCGCATCCGTCAAGGGCGACGCGACTTGATCTAACAAACCGTGACCGCCGGGCGGGAGCCCAAGCCCGCCCGGCGGCATGATTCCAACCCAACCCATTTCCCAGAAAGTAGGTGATCCTCATGGCTGATTATGTGCAAGGCGACTGCCTGATCGACCACACGCCGTCTGCTGCTGTTGCGGCTGGCGGGGTGGTTCTGCTCAATGACCTCGTGACCGTGGCTCCGGTGGCGATTGCCGCCAACGCTCTCGGTGCTGTCGCTGTCGATGGCGTATGGTCGATGCCGAAGGCTACTGGTGCGATTGGGCAGGGTGCCCTCGTCTACTGGGACGCCACGGCGGGCAACATCACCACCACGGCGACCAACAACAAGCGAGCGGGCAAGGCTGCGAAGGCGGCTCTGTCTGCCGACGCCAGCGTCCAGGTGTTGATCAACGTCGGTTGATTCCCGTCCCACTGCAAGCCGCCGGCGGCAGCGTTTCATCCTTTCCGCGCCGCCGGCGGTCTTGTAGATCGAGGTGCCCATGTCCGACCTACTCGCCAGCGGTGCGGCTTGGCTCGCTGACCAGTTGTCGGCGGGTGCGTCGCGGTCTGTGCGTTACTACCGAGGCGCTGACTACGGCGTGGTCAACGCCACGGTCGGCACCAGCCGGTTTGAGGCGCAGGGCACGAGCGGCGTTGTTGAGCAGTGGGAAAGCCGGGATTTCTTGATCAAAGCTGGCTCGCTGCCGTTTGGCGAGCCGCAGCGGCACGACAAGATCCGTGAGACGCTCAACGGCGTGGACGTCACCTACGACGTCACCAGCCCGCGAGGCGTGCCGGTATTCCACTACGGCGATGCGTTCCGCCAGACGGTGCGTGTGCATACGGTCGCCACGGCTGAAGCGTCCAGCGTGCCTGCAACGCTCAGGCGTCGCTTCTGGGGGTCGTTCGCAGCAACGACGATTACTGACGCACAGATCGTCGCCAGCCTCTCTAGCGACCTTGGCGGCACTCGGGCACAGACCCGCACGATCGCCGCACAGACTGCGTATATCTACGTCGTTCTTCCGACGAGTTTCGGCGTACCTGTCTTCGCCGTCAGCGGTCTGACGTCTTCCGCTTGGGAGACCACGCAGCGGACGATCACGTTCGCCGGGCAGGCTGCGACGAGCTACGGCATCTACCGCTCAACGTATCCGATCACCGGCACCGTCAACCTTGTGGTCACATGACGTATGTCAAGCATCAAGGGCACCAACGTACTCGCGCCGGTCGTGCCGTTCGACACGAGCGATACGCACGCATCGCACGAGGCAAAGTACGGCAAGGGCGGCTACCGCAGCGTGGCAGACATCGCCGAGAGGGACGCTATCCCGGCTCTGAGGCGAGAGGCGGGCATGTTGGTCTGGGTGATCGACACGCAGAAGGTGTGGCGGCTCAACGCCAACCTGACCACATGGACTGAAGTCACGGCAATCAACGAACCACAACTCTTAGACGGGGGCAACTTCTGATGAGCAACACCATTCGCATCAAGCGGCGCAACGCAGCCGGTGCAGTCGGCGCACCGTCCAGCCTTCAGCAGGCAGAACTCGCATTCAACGAGGCTGATTCGACGCTGTACGTGGGCGTCGGCACCGGCGGCACCGGCGGGTCAGCTACGACGATTCAGGCGATTGGCGGCAGCGGCACGTTTGCCACGAAGGCATACGTGACGTCTGCGGTAGCTGCCGTCGATGTCAGTTCGCAGCTGTCGAACTACCTCACCTCGTCTGCTGCTGCATCGACGTACCTTTCACAAGCGACGGCGGCCAGCACATATGCAACCCAGAGCAGCGTAAGCACGGCGATATCAAACGTGATCAATGCGGCACCGGCTGCTCTCGACACGCTCAAGGAACTGGCTGACGCTCTCGGGTCGGACGCTGCGTTCTCCACGACCGTCACAACGTCGCTCTCGGGCAAGATGGCAAAGGCGAGCAACCTGTCGGACGTGGTCGATGTTTCGGCGGCTCGGACGAATCTCGGACTCGGCACGATGGCAACGCAGGCGGCGAGCAACGTGGCGATCACGGGCGGCTCGATTGCAGGCATCGACTTGAACGGCGGGACGTTCTAAGTGTCAAACACTGTCCGCATCCTCCGAAGCACGACCGCAGGCAATGTGCCGGCTTCGCTGGCGTCTGGACAAATTGCGATCAACGAGGCCGACGGAAAGCTCTTTTACAGAGCCAGCAGCGGCACGGTGACGCAGCTGGCGACCGGCGGCGGTTCGTCATCGCTTGCGGCGTATTCGAGCACCAGCGGCTTCCCTGCGACCGGCTCGGCGTCGGTGCTGTACCTGAGCACGTCAACGTCCAGGCTGTATCGCTGGGATGCTTCTGGGGTCTACGCAGAAGTCGGTACGAGCGGCCTGGCTGACACGCTGGACGGAGGATCGTACTCATGAGTTTTCCGTCATCGCCAACAGTCGGGCAGCAAGCGACCGTCGGCGGCAGGCAGTTTGTCTGGCAGGGGTCGGCGTGGGATCTCGTGGCAACTGTCACGGGGCACGCTGCACAGCACGCCATCAACGGCAGCGACCCGCTGACGATCACGGCGGCGCAGGTGAGCGGGCTGGCGACTGTGGCGACGAGCGGATCGGCAGCGGATCTGTCGGGCACGCTCGCGGATGCAAGACTGAGCGGCAACGTGGTGACGAATGCCACGTTTCTGTCGCGGCTGTCCATGCCGACCACGGCGGTCGAGACGTTCCCGCGAATGGTACTCTCGTTCCTCGTCGCTACCAGCGGCAACGTGCTGTATTCGTTTTTCACGCCGTTGACCACGCTGACTGTCTCACAGGTGACCATGCTGTCTGGCGGCACGGCTGCGGCTGGCCTGACGCTCGCCCGCATGGGGCTGGTCGAATACGTCGAATCTACTGGTGTCGCCACGCTAGTCGCGCAGACAGCATCAGACACTAGCCTCTTTGCTGCCACACGCACGGCATACACCCGCTCATTTTCTACGGCGGGCGGTTTCCCGGCGACCTACACGCTGAATGCTGGCACTCGGTACGGCGTGGCTCTGCTTTGCATCGGCACAACCATGCCGACTATTCAGGGGAACTCGGGCCTTGCCGAGATGTCTGCGCTGACGCCGAGGCTGACGGCAATCCGCACCTCGCAGTCTGACCTGTCCACTGTCACCGCTACAAACGCACAGTCGCAGGTACTGTACGCGAGGTTCTCATGATCACCACCTACATCGGGATCATCGAAGGGCTGCACACATGGGAGGTCCGTGACGAGAGCGGCAACGTCATCGGCACCAATCAGTCGGAGACGCTCACGCCAGCCGTGCCGGCAAGCGTCTCCGCTCGCCAGATCCGCCTGTGGCTGGTCGCTCACGGCGTGTCGCTCGCTGCGGTCGAGACAGCTATCGACGCAATTCCTGACGCTCTCCAGCGGGACAGCGTCCGGGTCGAGTGGGAATACGCTCCGTACGTCGAGCGGTCGCACTCGATGCTTGTGCCGCTCGCGGCGGCTCTTGGGCTGACGGAAGCACAGGTCGATCAGGCGTTCGTCGAAGCGGCGACGCTGTAGGGCATAGCCGGTCTAGTTTCGGGTGATGGCAGGGAAACTGTCGGC